CACCCTCGGGAATCACCTCTGGGTAAAGATTGACCATCCGGTTGTCGGCAGCATTGACCGACCGGATTACATACGACGACCCGAGGATCGGCGTCTTCATTAGAAGTTGCCCGTAAAGATGTTAAAGCGCGGTCGGTTGACGAGCAGCGCCGCAGGCATTGCCATCAGGTCATCCGGATTATTGATGCGCTTCAAGTCGCGCTTGCTAGTCATAGCAATGCGCTGGACCTGCGGAGAGGGTTCAACACCAAACTCTGCCGCAAGTTCACAGGCCAAGTTAAATCGGAACGCACGCAGGTATCCCGGCGGGAACGCTAAGTCGGTGTCCAGCGCAGCAGGCTGCGTCAGCGGGCGTACCGACACGAAGTGAAACTCCAGTACCTTAGTCGGCACTGGGTAAATGTAAATCTCCACGTCCGGGTAGGTCATATTGACCCACATCAACTGCGGATACGTTGAAGTTACAGTCTTAACCGCAATACTGTTGTACTGCTGGTTATTAATTAATTTGATGCCATACGACACGTTAGTCGAGGCGTCACGGAAATAGGTAGCGTCATCCATCAGGATAGGACGCTCGGCTACAAACGTGCCGGTCGGCCCCATCGTGATCGTGCGGATGTTGGGCTGCCAGTTATAGACCTGATCTTGGGTCGAGTAGACCGCCAGACGCTCGGTACTCCACGAGTCGAGCATCTGGTTCAAAGCGGTGAGGGCATCCTGCGACGTGGCCGCAGAGGGGACTTCGCCCTCGGCCAACTGCCCGATCAGCCGCAACGCGCCGTTGATTTGATCGGCAGCAGTTGTAGCCATGATTTACTCCTTACGGCGGCGACGCGTTCTCAACGCATTATGCTGAGAATCCCCCAGCGCCGCCACATCTGACGACGCCGAGGGTTCAGACTCATCAGGACTGGAGGGGTCAAACTCCTCCCATCCTTGTTCCATATCTTCCCTCGCTTCCAGCCAAGAGATTGCAATTTTTTCCCCATGTCTGGGGTGGCGAAGGTAGATATTGGACATATTACGAGGCCAACAACGGCAGGCTGTACCACTGGGTGGCGCTGTACGCAACCAACATCGTCGCGGTGTTTGCCGCGATGTTGTAGGAAGCGTTAGCGGACAATCCGTTCACGATTGCGCCCGAAGCCGGGTAAATCTTCAGAATAGCAGCAGCGCCGTTCTTAACAATAATTACCTGACCCGGCTCGGCAACCGGAAGAATCACGCCCTTCGTACCGTCAGCCCCCGTGACCAGCGTGAACGCCGATCCAAGTGCCGCAGCGTCGGTCTGAACAGAGCCAGTCGCCACAACGGTCGAAACACCCAAGAAAAGACTGCTCAACTGCGGGTCAGCGTAGGCAACACCAACTGCCTGTGTATTAGGCATATCAATACCCCTTTAGGTTATGCCCCCGGCGGGTTTCCCCGCCGAGGGCGTTGCCATTACGAAACGCGGTAGACGGTCCAAGTGCCTCGGCGGCGTCGAAATTGGTCACAAAGAAGTCAAACGCCGAGTCAACCTTTTCACCAATCGACGGGTAAGCAGCCTCAAGGAGAGCCACCGTAGGCAGCGTCAAGTTGCCAGCAGTACCGTCAAACGTGAAAAGACCATTAACCAACTGAGCAGCAGTTGCCGTAGCGGCAGCCGTCAGCGCAGTCGGAGCGCCCTGTGTAAAAAACAGCGGCTCACCAAGATTGCCATCGCCAATCTGATAACCGCCTGAGCCATTCGGAAATGCCATATTTAGTTACTCCTTAAATTTAACCATTAGCCCCAGAGGCGGACAGCCATCTGCGGACGGATCACCGAGTAGCCATACAGCACGTCGATACGGCACGGCATACGGTCGTTGTTGATGTCGTACTGACGAACAACGCGCATGGAGACACCGTTGTGGACCTGACGCGAAGCCATGTCAACGCCCTGCGGGAGCAGGAGGTCAGCCGTGGCAAACGCAATCGCGTCGCGGTGGTACACGAGGTTCTGCGGGTACTGGCTTGAAGCGCCACCGAGGAACGTGATCGCTGCGGCAGCCTGCGGGAACGAGTCCACCGTGGCAAGAGCGTTGCCAGAGGTGTAGATCGCCGGGCTGATGTTGACCGAGTAAGCGCCAGCCACAGCAGTAGCGTCCGCCGTCGCAACGAACTGCTGGAGCGAGCCAGTCGATTCGCGGGTCTGCGGGTTGACAGCAAACACGTTCGCAATCGTGAACACGTCGCCCTTCTTGATGGTCTGCGTGCCAGTGCCGGTGATGGCAATGGTCGAAGTCCCCTGAGCGGTGACGGTCGTGGTCACGGTGTGGGCGCCCGTGCGGGTGCCGGTCGTGAACTGTTTGATCGACTGCGACATGGCAAGTTCGTCGTAACCGAGGATGCCTTCGCCCATCAAGCCGCTCTTGAACTGCTTGCTGATCGTGGACACCGGGTTGAACAAGCCCTTCATGCCTTCCACGAGCGCGGCGTTAGCGGCCGGGTTCACGGTGGCGTAGCGGGGCGACATGCCAGCGGCGGCTTCGTTCAACTTCTGCTGCGCCTGCAACAGAACGAGCGAGGTGCCCGGAGTCGTGCCCGGAGTACCAACTGACTGATAGATGTTGTTGAACGAGTTGGCAACGTCAGCGTCGATGCTGGAGGCCAACTGGCTGATACGCGGCTTCAGCACGCGCTCGGCAAAGTCGTCCAACTGCATCGTCATTTCGGCGGTCGTGAAGTTGACGCCGATGTGCTTCTGCGAAGCAACCGTCAAGGTCGTGAACTGCTCGTTGTCGTCCTGAACTTGCAGGGCGGCACCGTCGGTCACAAGAGCGCGGTCCGGCAGACGGATACGCAGCGTGGTGCCGATCTTGGCGCCTTCCACGGCATACGAATCGTCGTACTGACGGTTCACGTTACGGGTGATTACAAGGTTGTTCTCAAGAATTTCGAGAGCCTTTCTCGTAATCATATCAATAGTAAGAAGTGTATTAGCCACGAAAGTGTCTCCAAAAAGATGTTAGCGGTTACGCGCTTCCCACTGCTTAATCTGTCGCTGACGCTCGCGCTCGATCCACTCTGACGCACTCATGGCCGCGATGGACCGTGGGTCTGTCGTGTCGTAGACCGGAGCGCCAGTGCCTTTTGCCGTGACAGGCTTAATAGGCGGGGGCGCACTGGTAGTCTTCTTAACCGGGGCAGGACTGTCGGCCATTTTGGCCTCAATCTTCCCGATTTCCTTAGCCTGAAGGAACTGCGGTAAGCGGGAAATGCGCTCGGCTTCCTTCGGATTAGACCCCAGAAAGTAGGCTATATCTGGCCCCAATTCTGACGCCTGAATCGTCTGTGCCATCACAGTCGTGATCGGCAGCGAGTTGTTGTACGCAACTTGCTCAAAGTCGTCGTACTTGTCACGCGCCGCTTCTTCACGCTCGTGATACGCCTCTAGGAGAGCCATCTGCTCCCGCTCTGCTTCGCGTCGGGCGAGGAGTTCCGTTGCTTTGCGTTCGGCCAGAGCCTCGGCATAAGCCTCGGGGTCTTCGTCTCTGCTAGGCAGTGCGGCTGGCTCAACCGGGGTCGATTGCGCCTTTAGCACCTGCTCTCTTTCCCAACTCTTACGCGCTTTCCTTAGTCTTTTATCAATGACTTTATCCAAATCATCTTGTGTAAAGAGTTTTGGTTCAGTCTTCTCCGGCTCCGCTACCTCGGGGGTAGCATCTACGGTTTCCGGGGCTGCCGTAGCCTCGGGTTCCGACACGGCCTCTGCCGCTACAACTTCAGGGACTTGATTTTCGTCCGACATAAACTTCCTTACGGAAACCTGATGAAACGCATCAGTACGGTAAAACTTTAACTTACTAGTTGCGCTTTAGCAACAACCCATAAATCAACTGGATGTCATGTAGCAGCCGGAAACGTAAATCGTTTTACCGGACAGGCTTGCGTTAGTTGACGGCGTAAACGAGCCGACCGGGAAGAAGTTAATCCCCGTTGAAATAACGTATGCCTGAAGGGTTGACCCGACGTTTGACATGATCGAAACCGGGCTTTCCTCGACGTTCACAAACGGCGGTCTTGAGATGATTGCAGCGTTGGTGTTGGCCGTACTTGGATATACAACCGTTCCCGTATAGGTCACCAGACGCCCGACCTTAGTGTATTTACCCGCTCCAGTAGAGAAGGTCAGCCCAGCGCCAGATTGGTCAGTA